CTTGATATGTTCCTTGCAGGAGCTGCTCAAGTAGTGGGACCAGAAGCTGTTGCTCAACACGTAAATGTTGGGGAATACTTCAAGCGAAGAGCCACTTCACTAGGCATCAAGACGGCGGCTTTGATTAAGTCAACCGAGCAAATAGAAATGGAGATGGAACAGGCTCAACAAGCACAACAAGCACAAATGCTTGCAAAAATGGGACCAGCGGCTATTAAAGCTGTCTCTGACAACACTATGGAACAACAGAGAGAGCAACAATCAACTGAGGAGTAAAAATGGGAGAAGTAACAAAGGTAGAAATCAACACCCCTACAGAAACAGAAAACATTACGTTAGAGCAGGAAGCAGAGATGCAAGAAGCTGCTGCTAATAATGAGGAGGGGGTAGTTGAAGAAACTCCCTCGCAGGGGGAAGAAGCCACAGAAGACCGTCCTGAGTGGCTTGACAGCAAGTTTGGTTCTCCTGAAGACCTAGCTAAAGCTTACGAGGAGCTTGAGAAGAAGCAGTCTGAAAGCGCCAATAAAGAAGAAGAAGAAACGGTAGCGGCTCCTGAAGACGATAATTCTGCTGCGGTAAACAAGGCAACCTTGGAATTTGAAGAAAAGGGGGAACTTAGCCCCGATACATTCAAGTCTCTGGAGGAAGTTGGGCTTCCTAAAGCGTATGTGGAAGCATACATCGCAGGACAAGAAGCTCTAAAACACCAGCAAGCATCCGAAATTCAGGATTCAGTTGGTGGTAAGGAACAATATGAGGGCATGGTGAGCTGGGCTGCTGAGAACCTTTCTGAAGAAGAGGTAGACACGTTCAACACTCTCATCAGTACTGGAACACCAGAGCAGCAAAAGCTGTCTATTAAGGGACTACACGCTCAATACTTGGGAGCGACAGGTCCAGGACCAGCACTGAAACAGGGAAGCACTAGCGGAAACGCTGTAAAGCCCTTCTCCTCTACCAAGGAACTAGAGAGGGCGATGAGAGACAAGCGCTACCAAGAGGTTCCCTCCTATCGTGCTGAAGTAGAGAAACGACTGGCAGTGTCCAGCATCCTTTAAATTTTTAACGAATGAACTTTATTACCTACATATTAGACAACAAAGAAGAGCTTATTAAACTTGCTGCTTCAGTGGTTGCATTAGCTTCTCTTGTTGCTGCCCTTACGCCAACGCCAGCCGATGACACCTTCGTGGGGAAGGCTTACAAGATCGTTGACTGGCTTGCGCTGAACGTAGGAAAAGCAAAGGACAAGCCGTGATTGGCTCTATTGTTAAGATCCTTCTTTCTTTTCCAAAGCTTGCGGACCTCTTTTTAAAGGTCCAAGCAGAGTATGTTAAAAAGACTAAGATTGAGAGGCACAGGAGTTCTGCTGATCTTATTGATGAGTGGGTGCGCGGCTCCGCTGAGACCAACGAGGATACCGGAGTTCGTAGAGAAGCTCCAAAACCACAACTTTTCAGAGAGTGAAAGGTTCACTATAGGAGAGATCCTGGACTACGTGAACGCTCTCGAAAACGAATAACAGATTTCCGTCTTGAAGGCTTAATCGCCAGTAGACCTATGCCCACTGAGGTGGATAACACAGGGATGAAATGATAAAGCTTACAGGACAAACTAACCGAAAGGTAATTTAACCAACCTAAACCAACTGAAAGGCTAATATACAATGGCTACTATTCCATCCGCTGCCGGTATTGCGGGTGCCGCTGGCGCTCGACCAGCTACCCCAAACGGCGATAATGCGTTATTCTTGAAATTATTTGCAGGAGAAATCCTAACAAGTTTTGCTGAATACAACGTAATGAAAGACCTGACTACGGTTCGCTCCATTAGTTCAGGTAAATCGGCAAGCTTCCCTGTTACTGGGACTGCCACAGCGAGTTTCCACGTTCCGGGTGAATCGCTTATTACAGACAGCTACTTGTCGCAAATTGCACACAACGAGAGGGAAATCTTTATTGATGACCTCCTTGTGTCTTCCACGCTTATTGCCAACATTGACGAGCTTCGTAATCACTACGATCTTCGTTCAATCTACGCTAATGAGCTGGGCAAGGCGCTGGCTAAGGAGTGTGATCTAAACATCATCAAGACGTTTATTGCCGCTGCGCGGGATACCGGGGCTGCAACAGTTCCCTCTGGCGCTGGCACAGTTATTGATGGTGGTGATCTCACCGTTGCTGCTAACCTTATCACTGCTCTGTTCTCCTGCGCGGAAAACCTTGATGACAATAACGTCCCGTCAGACGGTCGTTTTGCTGTTATGGCTCCCGCTGAGTATTACACGCTGTTGACCACAGACAACGTAGCTATCAACAAGGACACCACTGGTGGCAGCGCAGATGCTGCTAAAGGCGTTGTTGTTGAGGTTGCTGGTCTCCGTCTCTACAAGAGCCCTCACATTAAAACCGTGGGAGCCCTTACTGATCTTGACGGTGATGGCGCTGGCACGGTTGCTGGCGTTAATAACGACCCGTTTGGGGACGGTAGCACACAAGGTTACGACGGAGACTTCAGTGACTTCGCTCTTGGTACTACCTTCGCCAATGGGTGTGGGTTCATTGCAGGGCACGGTTCTGCGGTGGGAACCGTTAAGCTTCTGGATCTCGCTACTGAAAGCGAATATCAGATCGAGAGGCAAGCCACGCTCTTCGCAGCTAAATATGCGATGGGTCATGGTGTTCTTCGTCCTGAGTCGGCTATTGAAGTGCAAACTTCCTAATCGACACTAACTAACTCCACTAGGAGACCCCCATAGGGTTAATAGCCCCGTGGGGGTCTCCTTTTTTTTTCTAATCAAAATGGCTACTCTCACTACTAGGCTTGAAGCGGTAAATTCGATGCTGGGACACATTGGGGAATCCCCTGTCAACAGCATTACAGACACCACTGCTCTTCCCATCTCAGCTTACACTGCTGTGTCCGTCCTGGATGAAGTTAGTCGTGAGGTTCAAACGATGGGGTGGCATTTTAACACCACTAACAAATACACCCTGACTCCGCTGGGAGATAGTACAGTTGTGCTCCCCACAAATACCCTGCACGTAGATACAAAGGACACTTCAAAGGATATTGTGCAACGTGGACTGACTCTTTATGACCGAAAAAACAACACTAATGAATTCTCAGGGGATTTAGAAGTGACTATTACTTTTCTGCTTGATTGGGACGACCTCTTTGAGCAAGCACGTAGATACATCACCCTGAGAGCTGCAAGGATCTTTCAAGGACGCATGGTAGGCTCCAGAGAACTTGAATCTCTTATTGCTAGGGACGAATATGTAGCTAAAGGGCAACTGGAAGAGATTGACTCCAGAAGCAGCGACAGGACTATCTTTGATAGCTATGATGTCTACACAGGCATTGGAATTAATCGTAACTACAATCTTTAAACTGTATGCCCCTGATTAACACTTCTGTTCCAAACCTCATCCAAGGGGTGAGCCAGCAGCCCGACACATTGAAGTTTGAAGGGCAATGCAAGGAGCAGGAAAACGCCTTTCCTTCTGTAGCTGACGGGTTGCGAAAGAGACCCAACACGAACCTTATCAAGTGGGAAGAAGAAGAGGCGGGGGACAACCCGTTTATTCACGCCATTAACCGCAGCGAAACAGAAAAGTATCTGCTGGTTGTGACGGATACGGCTATCAAGGTCTATAATGTTGATGGAACTTCTGCCACGATAAACGGGGGATCAGAAGTTGCCACCTCTTTAATATCATACCTGAATCCAAGCACCCCTAGAAGTGATCTAAAGGCACTTACTGTGGGGGACACAACTTGGATTATAAACAAGCAACAGACTACAGCTATGGATTCCCCGGTGTCCGACCCGGTGGATGTATCAACAGCTCTCGTTTTTGTTAAACAAGCAGGATATGATAAGGACTATTCGGTTGGTGTGTTTGGAGGAACCCCCAAAGTATCAGAAACCAACGACACTTCTACTGATGCGACTGATGACCCTGACGAAACAGAGGAGCTTTCTGCCGATTCTTCTGTTATTGCTGCCAGCCTTCAACGTCAACTAACCACTATCGGTTCCCTGACCGCTACCGTAGAGGGCTCCACAATCAAGCTTGTAAACACAGGCTCTTCTGATTTTGAAATCAAAACGGCAGACGGATTTGGAGACAAGGGACTTGGTGTTGTGTACAAGGAGGTTGCTGCCATTACTGACCTACCAGTTGTGGCTCCCCAAGGATTCAAAGTAAGAGTCAGGGGTGATTTGGAACTAAGCGAAGACGACTACTTCGTTAGGTTTGAAACTAACGAGGG